ATAAAGTAATTATCTTCAATACTTTGCATTGCATTTATCCAATCAAATTCACCTTCTAAAAGATTTTCTGAATTTTTATATGTTTTATCTTTAGCATACTTATTTAAATCATCTAAATTATTAATAAACCAACATGGTTTTATAAAAGTTAATTCATTACCAAACTTGTTATTTGCATAATTACAATATCTTGTACTTTCTTGACTATAACTAGCCAATCTATGTCTTACTATTTCATGACTAACTCCTCTATCACATATAATTCTTACAGATATACTTACATGTTCTAATACAGATTCATGCTGTCTATTAATAAGATTAGATACAAACTTTTCAGCTGACCCTTCTTTTATATTACCTTCACTTTTATAGCATACACGACCTATTCTTTCTATCTTTTTTAGTATCTCTTCCCCATTTATATTATCTTCGAGCATTATATATGGCTCTATTATTCTCATAATTATTTCTCCTCCTTGTTAACTGGGAATCCATATAAATCTTCTACAATTCTTATCTTATTATCAGTAATAATTACAGAAGTATATGGGTTCTCTTTTTTTAATAAAGTTGCTATTTCTTCTCCTAAATTTTTAATATTCTCTACTACATTCTTTTTCATTGATTATCTCTCCTTATTTTTTTTAATCTATTTATTATACAAATAACAATATTAATTCCCATTAATGCAATACCAACAACTATAATAATAGTTAATGATAATGTCCAAATTACAAAACAAATAGGAAAACAACCAATTGTTATTAAGGTAAGCACTATTAATCTTGCTAATCTTCTTATGTTATTTCATTCATTGTCTTCTATTTCTTCATCTTCATCATCAGAAACTTTTACTAGTTTCCATGTTAGTATTCCTATTGCTAACGTAACTATTGCTAATCCTATTAACATTACATCTTTTCCTCACTTTCTATATATTCTTTCTTTAATTTTTGCTTTAATCTACTTCTACTTAATTTTCTAAGCATCTTCTTATCTTTAGCTTTAGTTTTAGGCTTATATGACACATACTTATCATATATGTCATAAGTCATAGCAATATCTGAATTATTCTTTTTAAATAAATCCATATTATATTCCTTTTTATTAATTTCTTAATTTTTGATTATCCATATATAAATCATCTTAATCATTTTTATATTTCTTATGATGACTAATTATTATTTTAAATATTGTTTCTGCAATAATTAAACCACCATAGATTAATACCAACATTATGCCTATAACTATTACATTTAATATATCTCTATTCACTACAAAATATCACCTCCTTTCCCATATGGTTATATTAAAATAATTTTAAGTTTTTAGGTGTTCTAAATATTCTATCTTTTGGATAATTTTCTATATATGGCTCTGATAAAGTGTCACCTTGTGCTACTATTGCATCAACACCCATTAAACTTAATTGGATATAAGTCATATAAACGCATAAAATGTTTAAGTCTTGTGCTACTACTTTCATGTTTATTTGATAATTAATTCCTTTATCAAATAATAATTTGGCAACAGATATTATCATTCCACCAGCACCACAAGTAGGTTCATATAAACTAAATGTTTTTTTTATTTCTATATCTTTTAAAGTTAACATTGCATTTAACAACGATACACTAAATGGAGTAAAACATTGTCCCATTTTCTTTTTATCAGCAGAATTATTTAATCTCATAAATATTTCCCCTAAATAATCCCATCTATCATTTTCAAAAGCATCTAAAAGTTTGCCATATAAATTAAAAATTACTTTTATTTCTTTTTCTGAATATTTCTTTGCTAATTCCTTAAAAATTTTTTCTCTTCCTTCCCATATATCATTATGGATTAAATAACAACCATTTTGAATTGAAATAGCACACATAGTTACCCAATCAGAAAATATTTCAAATGAGCTATGTTTTCCACTAATCTTCTCAATGTCTTTTACA